GGGCGTACAGCGAAGCACCCTCCGTCAGAAGGTTCTGCGGGGCGAGACGCAAGAAGCTGCCGACGAGTTCTTGAAGTTTGTGAGGGGCGGGGGTAAAATTCTGCCGGGACTAGTCAAGCGAAGAAACGATGAGAGGGCGCTTTTTCTCTCATAACCGCCCAATACGCCTCAATTGCATCTTTAAAATTACACCGCAATTGCTCAATCTGATCTTGCTGCTGTTGAAGCCGCAAGTAAGCCTCAAGCGCAAAATTGTCCAGTGTGGCTCTGGCCCATGTGTTAAATGTCAGAGTCATGGATGCGGACAATCATCAGGAATAAACGCCAAACAATGTACGGGTGTGTATTTGTTTTTCCAAACAACCCAGCGATCAATGTAAGCATCAGGCATCAAAGTCAAAGATCGACTTATTTGTGATACGTCAACATCCAGCATCGTTGCAATTTCACGGGGGGTAAGCCCGTCAGGTGATTGCGCCAAAGCGTCACGTATGCGTTTAGACAATACTGTAATAGTCATATTTTAAAACGGTGCGTCCTCATAATTTTCTGGGTTTATTGGAATTGGTTTGCTAGGCTTTGCTGGCGGCAATTGAGTAGGAAAAGGCCAGTTAGTCATAGCATCCCCCAGACATAACCCGCCAAACCAGCAACGCCAACCAATGCAAGCAGTATCACAATTATGTGAGCAATTAAATATGCCCACATAATTAATTCATAATCGCTATCATCATTCATAGCGCCACCAGCACTCTTTGCCAAGAGCCGTTTGATGTTTGCCTGCGCTCACCAGTGTCCATTACCAATCCTTTGCGGATTAATGCTGCTGGCCTGGGCGTAATGCTGTTAATTCGGATGTGCGGCAAAGCCTGCTCAAGCTGTTCAGCAATGCACCCATTTTTATATCGGCGAATAACTTTAAGTACCTCGGCCTCCATAGCAGACGGATCACGAATTGCTATGTGGCTAGTATCTGGATCGGTGTGTCGTGCGTACATAATTATTCCTCAAAATGATATGTCGTCTTCATTTTCCCTAGGCAAGCCTTGATATTCTTTTGGCTTTGGATCATTAATAAATGCCCAGCCGTCCCAGCCGCCCTCCTTCAACGGGATAACGTCAATTTTTACCATCTCGCCCCGCTGAGTCTGGATAATGCTGCCAACCCGTTGATAGCGATTCTTTTTCTCGCCTTTGGCATTTGTGTATGTGCCAACGATTGTGCTAAGTTCTTTTATGATTGATGACATTATTTGCTTTCAATATAGTTAATTAAAAATTGATAACTGATTTCTACCTCTGCCAAAAACGCAATGATTTCTTTGTTCAAATCATCAATGTATTTTTGATCACGCTGCACTCGCTTGACAAACAACTGCGCTTTGACGGGCATCCGAGAATCAAACACAGCATAGTCGCACCAGGCCCTTCCAGTACAAGCCATTTGCATCTGCATTTGCGTACTGTAATTGCTAGGCACTTTGCCCGTCAACAGCGTGTCAATCATGGCGGCAGTATTGGGACATTTAATTTCAACCAGCCCATCATGCCCCACCAAGCCATCAGGACTAGCCCCAGCAAGTTCAATTGTGGGATGCTGCACAAAGCCTACAGTGTCAACCCAAACGCCGCTGTGGGCCTCATACGCTGCCCTGGCGAACGGCTCTTGGTCTACGCCCCATTGCATAGCTGCGCTGCTAAACGACTCGCCCTTGGTGTTTGTCAGGCGCTCCAGTACCAATTGGGCAGACAGATTAGCCCTGGCTGCGCTGCCTTTTTTTGTCATCACATCTGCCGCCCTGCTTGCCGTCACTTTGCCAAGACGAGCAGCAAACCATTCGTCTGTGCCTTGTTGCATCACAATTCCTTTTTGCGTTTGTCTTTTGCTTCAATCAATATTGTTTTGTCAACGTCATTAGTAACCGCTGCCAAAGCAAGCGTAAAACTTTTACGCAATTCTTCATTTGTCGCGCAAACCTTAAAATCATCAAGCCAAAATTGCAAAGTTGATTCTGCAAGCGCATCAACCGGCGCATCCAGATGCAAATCGCCCTTGTGCCACAACTCAAGTGCAGCGCCAAATCGCATAGCAGCATTTCGCAGGGCATCACCAATGATTTCTTTGATAGCGTCACCGCCCTGTTTGTTGCCAGCGTGCCCATATCCGAGCCTGGTTACACCGCACACTGTAAGCCGTATCCACATACCGCCTAGATCGTCCATGACGGGCAAGCCGTGGGGACTCATTGCCAGCGGCTCCCATGTCCAGCCAGGGTCAACGTCCAGCAAGCGATCAGTCAAAGCCGCATGGCCTACGTATGCTAATTTTGCACCGCCTTTGGGCAGGTAGCTAATTTGATGATCTGGAAATGGTTTCCTCAAATCTTGTAAATTGTTCATGTCGATTCCTTTATTTCTAAGGATTCTTCGTTTTCAGCAAACAAAGTAATCTCTGTTTTATGGCCGTCTGTGTCAGTCACAAATATTTTGCGTGTCCAAAACACTGCAACAGCGCCGTCTAAACTAGATGGCTCTTTTATTATCAAAGTTTTAACCCTGTGAATCAATATGCTTGTCATGTGTTGTCCTTATGCATAATTTCAATTTCCAACTGTTTGCAACGATCAGTAGCGTTGTCTAGCAAACAGGACATTTCCCGCAATGCGCTTATTAACATTCCATTCTCAAACGCCAGCCTGTCAGCAGGGTTAGCCCCGGCATATGCACGATTGGCAATCTTGTTGATTTCTTCAATTGTTGCGTCAATTTTCATAGCGTCACCTTTTTAGTTTTGTGCCCACGATGCGTAAAGCACTGTATTGATTTATCGTCTAGCATTTTCCAGCCTGCGTTCTCGCCACACATCCTCTGGATTTTTTCCTCTGTTGTATCCACCTGTGCCTCATGCTCAGATGGGCCGTCAAGCAAGTAAGCTGCTGACATTACCAAGGCCACCAGCCCAGCCGCCAGCCAGTTCATTCCTTACCCCGCTCAAGTGCAGCGTCTTCAATCTGGTCTTCCAGATCGCTCAGTGCCTCTTCCTCAATCGTTTCAGCCAGATCGCCAAGCACCTCGCTGATATCCACGCCTTCCACCAAGGCCCAGATCAACTCAACGGCAGCAGCGCATCCAGGGTCATCAAAGGTGGCGCGTTCTTCTTTTTCAAAAGCCAAGTAGCAGTCCAGCACTAAGCCGCCAGCAGTCTCAAAGCGGTGGTTGCACAGACCCTTGAGGTCTTCCTTGGTTGGCTTGTAGCCAGTTGTCCAAACGGGAGTTTTGTTCATGATGTTCTTTCTGGGGCCGAAGCCCCGTTTGGTTTAGGCTGAACGAACACACCCATCGCAATTGCATGGAATTACGCTGTGTTTGGCGTAGTGCCTCAATTCTTTCATTGAGTCAAACCCCATCGTGTGGCACAAGTCCTGTTCATCAAGGCGAAACCCATCAGGCAGATTCAAGATGTAAACGCCATCGTCAGTGTCTACGTCACGGGAAACATTGAGTTTGTATTTCATAAATTTTCCTAAAAAGACCCCTACGTTGTGTTGGGGATTGACGCTATTGTATAGCCAGATAAACACTTGTAAAGCCTTTTTTTGACTTTTTTTCAACTATTTTTATTTTTTTTCTAGGTACTTTCCCTATGTTCTGTTGTTTAGGATGCTATACAATGCCGCGATGCAACCTAACCTAACCACCATCATTGCCAAGGCTGGCAGCAAGACTGAGCTGGCCCGGCTGCTGGGTGTGACCAGGGCGGCGATCAGTCACTGGAAGACGATCCCCGAGAAGCGCATCTGGCAGCTGAAAGTCTTGCGACCAGGTTGGTTTGTGCTGTAAAATTCAATTCACACGGCTAGGGTAGCTCCCGAAAAGACGATTCTGATACCGTCCTGCCATCAGTGTTCAAGTATCGGCAACCTACATCAGTAAGGTTAAACAGTGGCAACACTAACGCTTAAAAAGCCAAAACTCATTGGCGACATTCCTTTAGAAAACATTGCATCGAAGTTTGTCGTTATGCGGCAATCAAAATCGACAAAGTCTTTTAAATTTACTTGTTATCACAACTGTTTTGAAGATGCGATGCGTGAGGCCACCAGGCTTGCAGGCATGCATGTTGACCAAAGATTCCTTGTTCTTAAGGTTTGTGGTTTAAAAGAATGGGGCGAGACATGAAGCGACCATCGTTTCAGTTTTACCCAGCCGACTGGCTGCGAGACACTGCCTTGCGATCTTGTTCAATGGGCGCCAGAGGATTGTGGATTGACATGATCTGCTATATGCACGAAGGTAATCCATACGGACACTTGAAGGTTGGCAACAAGGTTATCCTTCCGACAAACCTTGCAAGCATGGCAGGTGCGGCCTTACAAGACGTCAAGGGCTGGTTGGATGAGTTGGGACAGTCTGGCGTCTTTGACTCATTGCCTGACGGAACTATTTTTTCTAAGCGAATGGTCAGAGACGAAAGCCTAAGAGAAATCCGTGCGGCGGGTGGAAAGTTGGGTGGTAATCCAGCGTTGAAGGTTAACCTTGAGGATAACCATAAGGTTGAAAACGAGGTTAAACAAAAATCAACCCCTTCTTCTTCTTCTTCTTCTTCTTTTTCAGTAAATACCAATATATGTCCACCTGACGGTGGCCCCGAGGTAAAAATTCCTGATTGTGACCATCAGGGAGTCAAAGACCTTTATCATTTACACCTACCAACACTGCGAAAAGTAGAAGTCTGGAACGCTGCTAGACAAGGCTATTTGAGACAACGCTGGCGGGAGGTGGCTACAGAACTAGCGCAGGCCAAGCCGATTGACGGCAAAGATGTTTTGGCGTGGTGGGCTCAATTTTTCCGGCATATCAGCCAATCTAAGTTTTTAGTCGGCAAGGTGAACAACAAAGACGGGCGAGCCTTTACCGCCGATTTGGAGTGGATTCTTAAGCCCAGCAACTTTGCAAAAATAGTGGAAGGAAAATATCATGGCGCTCACTAACTTTAAAAAAGAGGAAATTCCCGAGGGCAAATCTGATCTGCTTTGCAGCGTAGATGGGTGCAGCAGCCGCTGGAGCGTGAGGATTGATGGGCAGATGCCAAAGTGCTCACATCATCAATGGCAGCAGCCAAAGTACGGAAATACGAAAACGTATGGGCAATATCTCGCAGACAAAGACAGCCCAGGCGTGCCGCCGGTTAGCACTTGGTACAACAAGGAGCCTTGGTGAATTATTTTGAAGCCCACAAATTGCTAGATCAAGTGCGTGATGGACACAACCACACCTACGCCGACATTACCCAAGCACTTGAACTGGTTGGAGACATTGACGCAGACGTATGCACAGATGGCGTTAGCTGGTGGAGACCAGGCGCAGAAACAGGGCAGGCGAGATTACCTGGTGCAACGGTTTGTCGAACTGGAACAGGATTTTCCAGGCATCACAGCGATGATTCACACAAAAATTAAGGCAATGAAATGATGCAAATCTGTTTTGAAGTGCCAGGCCAACCCCGAGGGAAAGGCAGACCGAGGTTTGCAAGACGAGGTAATTTTGTTAAAACCTACACCGATGCAGCCACCGCCAGCTACGAAGATCAAATCAGGTTTTACGCTTTGCAAGCAATGGGCAGCAGTGAACCGCTAAAAACGGCGCTAGAGGCTTTTATTTACGTCAGGCTACCAGTGCCACAGTCCTACTCTAAAAAACGCACTGAGGCCTGTTTAAGTGGCTTAGAGAGGCCATGTAAGAAACCAGACTTGGACAACATCATAAAAGCCATGATGGACGGGATGAATGAAATTGTTTACGATGACGATGTGCAAGTAATCAGTATTCAAGCAACAAAACGCTATGCAATAAATGCTGGCGTAGATATTTTAATAAAGGAAACAGAATGATTGAACGTAAACTAGATGCGCTTGGTAATTCACCATATTATGTTTGCACGCTTTGTAATTGGGCATATTCCGGATTGCACGAAGCAAATAAACACGGTTTGAGTTGTGGGTATAAAGAGCCGCAACAGCCAGCATTTCAAAGCATTTCCAGAAAACCACAAATGGAAAAGAATGTCAAACCCATTTAAAATTGATAGTCCAACCTGCATTTCCTTCAGCGGTGGCAGGACAAGCGCCTATATGCTTTGGCGTGTTTTACAAAGCGGGGGGGG